CTACAAACTAGGCAGAAAGACTGGGCTTACGCCCAGTCCAACCCGGACCAATCAGGTATGAAGGTCCACCTCTTAACCAACCGGCCGAAGATACCTCTCCGTGATTCCCACCCGAGGGTAGGAGATAAGCTGGTTCCCTGTGGATAGATGGACCGCTTAACAGTTGGCGGCTCGCCGATCGATTCCCCTTGGAGACTCACTTGTTTTGCAAGTAAGACCCCATAGGTCGTCTTTCGGACTTTGCCAACCTTCTGCTGGGCAGTCTTAATCCAATACCCTTCCCACCCGTCCCTTGAACGCCGCTTTATGGCCCCAGAAGGGCCTGTAGTAAAGCCGACATCACCCAGTTCGAGTGGAACGCGTAAACACTGCCAGTCCTTCGGAGCTTTATTAAAAAGCTCTATCCAAACAGGCAGATAGCGTCGGTCGGGATGGCCTGTCAGCTGCGTCGCAAAGCGATACAGCTTATTTGCCAACTTAACCGTGTACGGGGCGCCACCGTAAGTTTCGGCGTCGTCACGCGCATAGAAGGGTTTCACACTACAACCTTGGAAGTAGTGTTCACCACAGGACTCGAAGAAGTCACCAGCCAGGTGACTCTTCTTCATGTTGACGCTGAAACCGAGGTAGTTCAGCGCATCGATCACTCGTCCGGCGTAGGCCCTAGGAACGATAATATCGTCCCCAAAGACCGAAACCTTATCGAGTTCACAGAGCGGGACGATGGACGCACACACCGAATAGAAGACTAAAGTCTCCAACTCGAAAGTGTATCCATTTCCCATCGAGCTCCACTTCTGGAGCTCAACCCACTCACCATCGACCAACGTCCACGGCGACCGGCATAGCCAGCACGCGTGGAGCCAATCTTTTGGCAGGAGGTACTCTACTAGCCCCCGTGAGACAGAGTCGCTCGCAGCAGACAGATCCAGGGTTACCAGATCGTCTTTGTATGCGAGCTTCGCCAATAGGCGATTCCGCTCTTGGGAGTTTAGATCGATTCCCGTTTGACGTTTCAGTCGGCGCCGCATCACCCCACCGATCCCAAGCTGCATAAAAATATTCAGCGAGGGCTCGATGCAAATGACACGGTCCTTCTTAGCGTTCTTAGGGACAACGGCCAGCTTGCTGCCCCGTACAATCGTGAACGATTCCCGATGGTAATCCCACCAGTTTTCGCCCATCAATGACCGTACGAACGGCATCAAGCTATGGGTTAGATGGATTTCTCCATCAAATTTATCCGAGGGCGCAAGGCCCCGTCCGCGTACACTCGTTGTTGCACCCGGCCCGAATCTCATGTGGCGCAAAGCCTCATCGGGACGGAAGTCTCCAAGGATGTTGGCGACATTATGTCGTGCCAACCAGAGCCAGTCCGGGTGGACCGTCTCAGGGAGACTAAAGAGGTTATTCACCTCAGTGCAACAGACTTCAGAGGCATGGAAGCCTTCCAAAGCCACAGCCTTACGGTCGATGTCCAAGGGTATACGTTTACTCTTTGACAGAATCTCCGTCACCAGATAATCCTCAGCGAATGCTTGAGGGCTGGAATAATGACGGGGATCTATCTCGAGATCAACAAGCTGTTGGTACTCTCCACTCTTAAGGAGCAGAGCGATCGTCAGCGCCCTAGGGCTGTCGATTAGTTCGGCAAGCGAGTGTACAAGGCCTGACTCAACGCGGAACGCTGAGCTCGGTTCTTTGGATTGACGACAGAATCGGTTTTCCAGCATTATGTGCCTCCAGGAGGTTACATATGTGGCAACACAGGATGATGCCACCAGCGAACGCGGTACCTACCCAATAAAGGGTACGCACTAGAGGGGCAGGACGAGCTCGGTGACGAGCTCATCGACCATGGCGTCGGACAACATGTCCTGCGCCATAGCCTTCAGGCGATCACGGCGAACCGGATCTCCTGCGCCGCTGATAATGAACTCGCATTTGACGCGGTCCACACCAACAACGGTAGCAACCCCATCCACTTGCTCGACCAGAGGACGAGCTAGTGACACGACCGCCTTGCTGGACTCCTTACCGGAACGCGCGCGCCGAAGGTCCGCCACCACCACCTGCTCTTCGAGCAGAGGGATGGACGGCCCGTACGCACGCCACACGCACTGGGAGGGTCCTTTAGAGACCGGCAGAAACGTGTGATCGATGGCGTCCGAATCTGTCAACACGACAGAAGTAATGTCGCTCATTGAAGAGCTCCAGGGCTAGGCCCATTTGGGTTAAGGACAATGCCGGCGTTACTTATGCACAGCTATAAGTTGTGCAATAGCGTTAGCCAGCGATCTTACGGACTTGGACGGCTCATACTGGAGTTGATATTCGGTTTCCGGAATTCCGGTAATCGCTTCTCTCCACCAGCTTGAGTATGTGACCCTTGCGGGTCTCAACTCGACCGTCCCGGCAGGGCTACAGTTAGAAATACTGTAGTCGGAGCGGTAGTTGTGCAGTGCATAGCCCGCGCACGCTGTAGCGACTACATGTAAGTAGGCGTCCAGCGCAGTGAGGTTCTGCCCTACATTTACTGCCCAATCGACGACGTGGGAAAATGGAACATTCTCCCACAACCACTCAGCAGGATTGCCTGAAGTGGCAAACCCCGCGGATGGCTGCAAACGCACGTAGTACTTGCCTCGAACGGTATGGATCGCTTGTCCAGACACTAACTGCCCATAAGGGTCAGGAGATGCCGGACTTACGCTTTCTGTCCCGCCGAAGGTAACCACGTGTAGCACCGGCTCAGAGAGCCGTGCATTTAGAGCAGCCACTAGATCCTCA